AAAAGGATACTGGTACTCATTACTTAGAGTTAAACTTAACTGGTAGTGCTCAACATGATGTAGATATAACTCAACAGGGTACAGGAGATCATGCTGCAAGAGTTACTCTGGGTGGTGGATATGCTACTGACTTTGATTTACTTCAGCAAGGTAGTACAGACCAATCGTACGAGTTAAATAGTACATGTAGTAATGCTTTAGGTTGTACTGTAAACGTAACTCAAGGTAACTAAATTATAAATAATAGTACTCGTTCATCTCAATGTAGACGGAAGTAGGAATTAACCGAAGGAACGCACTCTTTAAGAAGGGAGTGTGTTATGAACAAACATACACTACTACGCTACATAAAACTACAAGAAAAAGAAAAAAGAAGAAAGAAAATAGCCTACATAAGATGGCTTATGAAGGTTCGTAGATCGTAATCAGTTCTTCTTTACCTTTAACTTTTATTTTATCTAACTCTTTAGATGGTATATCTATTTGATCTTTAGTATATTGTGAGTACAATGTAGTACAACCAGGATAGTTTCTTGTCTGTGCTTCTAATCTTGCTGCTAAGTTAACTGCATCTCCTATCACAGAGTAATCAAACCTAGTTGATGATCCCATATTACCAACTATACATTCACCTGTGTTAACTCCAGAACCTATGTTAATGTCTGGTAGACCTTTGGCTTTGAACTCAGCTTTCATCTTCTCTGTTTCTTCTGCACATTCGATAGAAGTCTTAACAGCCATCTCAGCATGGTTAGCACAATCTAATGGAGCGTTCCAGAATGCCATTATACAATCACCCATATACTTATCTACTGTACCACCATTCTTTTGTACTATGGCAGTCATTCTATCTAAGTAGTCATTTATAACTTCACACAGACCTTCTGGATCATTATTGTTCTTATAGTATTCTGATATAGGAGTAAATCCTACTATGTCCATGAACAAAAATGACATCTCTTTTCTTTCACCACCGAGCTTCAACTTCTCTGGATGCTTTTGTAGTATTGCTACCTGTCTTGGATCTAAGTAATGTTCAAATTGTTTCTTGATTTGTTGTTTTAATTTATACTCTTGCATAAATCTTAGGAATGCAGCAGCTGCCCATACAACAAATACTGTAAGAATAGGCCATGACCAGTCTAATAGGTAACTCTTAGTATTGTATACATATAAACTCCCATAGTAGGACCCCAGCGTAAACGTAGGTAACAATATAGCACCTGCATACCACTTAAATATTAGTACTGTAAGAGCTATAATTAGACCCATACCAAACGAAGCACCTAGCTCTGCAAAGTCAGACCAATAAGGTCTACTAATATTTGTACCTTGTAACATAGTAGTTGTAGTAGCTGCTATCAAGTCATGGTTGTATATGTTACCAACAGGAGTACTTACAACACTATCTAAACCTGATGCTGTTAATGATAGTATAACTATTTTACTTTGTAAGTCTGGTAATGCTTCATGTAATGGATATACTTCTGTTTTATACTTAAAATCTATCCATAGGTTACCATTACCATCTACTATTTGTTTACCATACTTTGGTATACGTAATGCTTCTACTCCTCCAGCACCTGTCTTAATCTGATAACTTATATCTCCTGCTGCTGTTCTAATAATCTCCATAGACATAGATGGAAATATTTGACCATTAACATCTACTACTAATGGTACTCTTCTTACTACACCATCAGCCTCTGGTGATATAATTAACATACCTACACCTATTGCTGCATCAGCAAATGGTTTTATAGGACCAACAGCACCACCATATCTGTATAGCCAACCTTCCCATGAATCTCCTACAGCAGCAACACCTCTTGTTACAGGACTACCATCTGTTACGTCTGCTGGTACTTGTCCTATAATAGTTGGTGTCTGTAATAACATTTCTGTAAATGCTTCATCACCACCAAACCTATCTGGTTCAGCAAATAACATAGGCATTATAACTAGACCAGCACCTGCACTGTATAATCTATGTACTTCTTCTGCTAATTGGTTTCTTGGAAATGGCCATTGACCATACTCAGCTAGAGTATCATTATTGATCTCTACTGTTACAATATTATCTATTATTACTGTTTCTTGTTGTCTCTGATGATTGTCTAATGCTTTGAGACGCATTACATCTAGGAACCATGGATTGTAGAACCTTATACCACATAAGATTACTAGAATCATTAAGGTTATGATATATTTCTTCAAAATATCCACACAATAACTAGAATAGCTATAAGTATAATTAAAAGTTCTCTACCATCATCTTTTATAATTTCTTTTAACCAGCTCATTCTAATTCCTTATAAAATTTGTATAACTTATAATAGTATAAAAAACTTTGAGGATACATTTCTCTATTTGGAATGACTACAGGAGCTAACACTCTCTTCATGTCTTCCAGTTCCTCTTCACTTATATCAATTTTGTAATCCATAACGACATATAAAGTAGCTGTCTGCTATATCACTAGCAGGGTTTAATGTAGTAGTATCTAGTAAAGAAAACAAAGGTGATTTGGTTTCATTAATAAATTTTTCTACTATCTCTTCTTTCTTAGCATTACCTTTACCAATCATCTCTTTCTTTATCACCGTAGGCGGGATAACTGTAAAAGGTATTTCTTTTCTAGTTAATTTATGTTTCAATAGACCAGTGTTTTCTCCTATGTGGAATACTTTACCTGTAGCACCAAACGCATAGTCTTCTAACCACACATGATCTATATCATATTTATCTAATACTTCCATAGCCCAATTCATTATGAATGCATACTGATGTGTCTTAGATAAAAAGTCTTTTGTTTTAGGTAATAAAGTCCCTGAAAACGAGCACTTATCACTTTCACTGTACTCAGCTAACTTTTTTACCTTTGTTAGATAATGAAAGTCATATTCATCACCAACATTTATACATATACAAGGACTTGATGTACTATAATCAATACCTACTACTGCTTTAGAACTCATCTCCATCAACCACTTCTACACTTCCATCAAAATCTACATTATCTGAAAAATCTAAACCTATATCTTCTACAGGATTATCAAATTTACTACCACAACATGGACAGTACTCTGGAATCTCTGAATATGGTAGCTCTACTTCATCATGTTCCCATTTTATTGTATATCTTGAGCCACATGTATGGCATTCATATTCATGTTCCGTGTCTATCATATATTAATCCTCGTATAATTTATCATACATTGCTTGGAATATACCTGAAGTATTTCCAGTTTCATATTGTTCATTATAAGTTAATCCACCATTCCACACATTCGGAGGTCCGTCGTATGGTGGCTCTGAGTTTGTTCTGTGATCAGGATATTCAATCTCTTTTGTTGTTCCATCATCATAACTAATAACTTTTATCCATTTTTCACCTATTACTTTAGGTTCGGACATTGTTCTCTCCTATTGAGCCCAAACTTCTGACCAGTCACCAGATAGTGCTCCTTTAGCATAGTCTGTTGCTCTGTTCTCAAAGAAGTTTGTATGGGTGGGTGCATTAATCATCTCCTCGACCCACGGTAAAGGATTTTTCTTAATCTTGTATATACCTTTCATACCCATACTAATTAATCTTCTATCAGCAATGTATCGTATATACTCTTTTACTTCTGTATCTCTTAGACCTTCTACTTTACCCATTGTAAATGCAAGGTCAATAAACTTATCTTCTAACTCTACCATTTTCTCACATACGGTATATATCTGGCTTTTAGTTTCATCATTCCACATCTGTCTATTCTCATCAACAAATACTCTGAACAGTTTGATTAAACCTTCTGTATGCATAGTTTCATCTACTATAGACCATGTAACTATCTGTCCCATACCTTTCATCTTACCATGACGTGGAAAGTTTAGTAGCATAATAAATGAACTGAATAGAGATAGTCCTTCTGTGAATGCACTGATTGCAGCAATCTTTACAGGTACGTTTGCACCATTCATAATTTTACTTTGAAAGAACTCATGCTTTTCTCTCATAGCATCATACTCATTAAACTCATTATATACAGTCTCTGGCATACCTAATGACTCTATAAGATGACTGTATGCAGCTATATGTAATGCTTCTCTAGCAGCAAAGCCAGATAACATCATTCTTAATTCTGGTTGTGGAAAATGCGGTAAGTAGTTATTAACATATCCACCTGCAACATCTATATCTGATTGAGTAAAGAATCTAAACACATTAGTTAAAAAGAACTTCTCTTCTTGTGTTAATCTTGATTTCCAATCTTTTACATCACCTAACATAGGTACTTCTGTATGCAACCAATGTGATTGCTCATGTTTTAACCACATATCATATGCCCAAGGATAATGAAATGGTTTAAAATAATCTCTTTGATCTGTTACATTTAGTTTCTTTGCCATGTTAACCCTCGCATGCTAGACATTCTTCTGGACTAGTAGCCAGAACAGTCATATCTAGTTCTTTGATTATGTTGCGTTCTATACTTCTTGATACTTTATCTGCTTTACCAATCTTCTCACTTCTACAATAGTATAATGTTTTTAATTTTGACTTCCAGGCTAGAAAATGTACTGCATGAAGATACTTAATATTAGCATCTGGTCTAAAGAATATATTCAATGACTGTGCTTGGTCAATATATTGTTGTCTATCAGCAGCATGTTCTATTACCCATCTTTGATCTATCTCCATAGATGTCTTATATAACTCTTTTTCTTCATCAGTCAAGCATTTTATTGACTGACAACTACCTTCATTGGATATTATTTCTCTCCATATCTTATCATAGTCTAAACTACTATCTTTCTCACACTTCTCTTTTATAAGTGCATCTAGGTACTTATTCTTATTTAAATACGCACCTGAAAGAGTATCCTGTCTATATGCATTAGCTCTCCAAGGTTCTATAGATGGAGATGTATTACCCATAATAATAGATGAACTTGCATTAGGTGCAATAGCCATTACATGACTAAATCTAAATCCTGTACCTTTAGCATCAGGTGCTTCTCCTCTTTCTTTAGCTAGTCTTAGATTAGCTTCATCCATTTTCTTTCTTATATGTCTAAACATTCTTACATTTAGTGACTTAGCTGCTACACTTTCAAATGTTACTTTCTTACGTTGTAGGTATGCATGAAAACCTAATGCACCTAAACCTATACTACGTTCACGCATAGCACTATACTTTGCTCTCTCAATTGCACTTGGTGCATTATCAATAAAATATGTTAATACATTATCTAACATCTCAGCTACATCACCAATAAACTGTTTATCTTTACTCCATGTATCATAATATTCTAAATTTAAACTTGATAGACAACATACAGCTGTACGGTCTTTATTTGTTGGTAAGATTATTTCACTACATAGATTACTTTGATTTATTTCTAATCCTCTTTGCTTTAACCAAGTAGGCATTTGTTCATTAGATGTATCAATAAAATGTATATAAGGTTCACCTGTTTGCATTCTCATTTCTAATATACGTTGCCAAAGATCTTTAGCACTAACAGTATCAACTATTTCATTACTATGTGGATCTATAAGTTCCCAATCATCACTAGCTTCTGGATCTACCATAGCTGTTTCTAATATTTCCATAAATTTATTACTAATATTTAAACCATGATGAAGATTCAAACATCTTTGGTTTTGATCACCTGTAGGTTTTCTCATTTCTAAGAACATAAGAACATCTGGATGAGATATATTTAAGTATGCCGCATAACTTCCTCTTCTAGTCTTACCTTGCCTATATGCTAGGGAGCTGGCATCATACATCTTTAAATGCGGCATAACACCTGTAGACTTGTCGTCAGACGACCTCATCCCGAAACCTATACCTACACCACCACCTAACATAGATAACCAATTTGTCTCACTTAATGTGTCTACTAAACCCTCTGCACTATCATTAATATAGTTCAGATAACAACTAATAGGTAGACCTCTCTCAGTCTTACCAAAAGCGAGTATAGGTGTACTATAACTTAACCAATGTTTACTACTATAATCATATAATCTCTGAGCATGTTCTGGATTACTAGAGAATGTTTTAGATACAAATGCAAACCTTTCTTGAGGCGACAATTCAGTTTCTTTCATATACGATTCTTTTAATCTCTTAATACCAGATGGATCAAATAACTGATCTCTGTTAGGGTCTATTTCAATGCCCAGGTATTCCATTTGTTTCCTCCGTTAAGTATTTCCAACTCTGTGGAAAATGTGGTTTAATTTGTGTACTAATTTCTTCTGCTACCCATTGTGTTTCTTGTTGAGCAGTCTTATCTAATCTTAAATTACAAACTCTTGCAAAAGCATATAATGAACCAGACCAATACCATTCTGTCATCATTGCTTGTGGTAGTACCATTCTAGCCATCTCTGGTGCTACACCTTGTACTAATAATTTTTCATATGACCGTTTAGCTTGTTTGATAGCATCATGATAATGATCTCCTACTTCTACTGTATCTTCACTACTACCTTGCTTAACATTATCAGCTCTTGCTCTCCATTCTTTAGGTTCATATATTTCTACTTCTTGGTCTACATATCTACGACTAATCTCATTCCATGACAATCCAACTTGATGCTTTACAAGTTGACGAGCAACAAAGACTGGTGCCCGTATATGAAACTGAGCACTGCAATGAGCAAAAGGAGAC